GAGGACGTGCTCGCCGAGGCTCGTCCCGGCGTTCTCGATGAACTGGGCGCCCGAATACTTCTTCAGGTCGCCCCAGAAACCACCGCCGCCCTTCTTCGGAGCTGAGCGGGCACCTGCAGTCGTGGTGCCGAAGAGATCGGGAGCGTCCCCTCCCCCTCCACCGCCGGAGAGGGTCGGGGCGCCACCGCCGCCACCACCGCTACCGCTACCAAAGAGGTTCGGAGCAATGCTCATGGCACGAAGGGCGAACTGGTCTGAGAGCTACCGAAGGGTGAGGTCGGAGTCGTCGGCGTGACCGTGGCCGTCTGCCCAGAACCGAAGCCGCCGGGCTGGTTGCTGCTCGCGGAACCAGCGATCGGAGAGTAGGGACCGCCGTAGTAGACCTGCTGCAGGATCTGCTCAAGCGGGGCACTGGGTGAGTAGTGGCTCTTGAGCGTCTGCAGCGCCTGCTGGTAGGGGGTGCCAGCCGAGAAGGCTTGCTGGGCGTTGATATGGATCGCGTTCGGGTCGCTGTATTTGTCGTTGACCCACTGCGTGACCCTGGCCCTCCAAGTCTTCGACGGCGCCATCTGCAATGCCTTCTTGAGCGCATCCTTGTAACCGAGCTGAGCGACGGAAGTGCCCGGCTTGTAAATGAAGCCGTTTTTGTCGGCGTTCGTGTCGGTCGGGCGGTAGAGCCAAGGTGTGCCGGGGCTGCCCGTGAACCAGGAGGCGATCTGATTCTGGATCCTCGTCTGGTCCGAGACGGCCGTCGAGGGCGGGATCCCGCCGGTCGCGGCGTTCGTCGTCGACGCTGCCGCCGTGGGGCTGTACGGCATCGTCTGCCCGTTTACCAGGATGGCCTGCCCGCCCTTGGTCACGAGGTGGTGCACCTGCGCGGAGAGCTTCGGGTCGTACGCCTGGTTACCGATGCTCGTGCTCGTGTACGGAATAGTCCCGCCGGTCGCACTATTGGGGATCGCCTGGCGGTTGTTGTCGACGAGATGACCGACCTGCGCGGAGAGCTGCGGGTTGTATTGCTGCCCGGCTGCCTGGGCGCGAGTAGTGGCCGCGTTCGCCGAGGTCACGCGGGCGCCCCCGATCTGGTTCCAGTAGGCGGCTTGACTCCCCCAGTGGGCTGCCTGAGCTGCCTGGTTGAAGGGGACAACAACCGTCCTGCCGTCCGCGAGTGTGATCGGCGTGTAGCCCGGCATCGGCTGCTGGGTATAGGGGTTGACGCCGGTCATCTTCGCAAGCTCCATCCCGTACTGCCCCTGCACCTGCGCCCTCTGTAGTGCCAGGCCCATCCGGCTGGCGATGTATTGCGACCCGGCGCCGATCGTGTTCATGATCCGGTCCTGGGTCTGGTACTCGTCCTGACGCTGCTGCTCCAGTGCCTGCTGGTAGAGCTGCGGCTGCTGGGCGATGATCGAGGCGCGCTCAGCGGTGCGCTGCTGCAGCGCGTTGACCGCCTGCTGCTGGTAATACTGCGCGACTCCCTGGACCTGGCCCTTGTCGGCCATCGCCCCGTAGAGACCCATCTGGGCGGCGTTGTAGCCCTGGAGCGCGAGCGCGTTGCCCGGCATCTGCACGCCGGTCGTCGAAAGCGTCGAGGCGAGCGCGGCCGGGTCGTAGCTCGACACCTGCCCCTGTCCGCCGGTCTTGGCGGCGACTTGCGCCTTGGCGGCGTCGAGGGCGCTGCTCATATCGCCCGCGCCCTGGGAGACGACGCCGGGGCCGACAGCGGCCATCGTTCCTGCGGCCTGGGTGTAGGCGTTCTGCATCGCGCTCGCGTAGTCGGGGCCGAAGTTCCCGAGCGCGGCGGCGAGGCCGGAAGCGCGGTTCTGCTGCGCCGCGAGCACGGCCTGCTCGGCGGTCTGGTTGGCGTAGCTGGCGCCGAGCTGGGAACCGATCGTCGCCTGGGTCTGCTGGCCTGCGATCGTGCGGAGCTGGTTGGGGTTGTAGTTGTATTGCTGGAGCTGCGAGAGCATCGGCCCGTACGGCGTCTGCCCGATCGAGGTCGGCAGACCTTTGAAGATGTTGCCGCCGTAGGGGTTAGGGAAGTAGGCGCCGTAGCCGTAGCCCATGCCTAGGCCCGCGCCCGTGTTGGGAGGGGCGACACTGACGCCCGATCCCGCTGGCATCCCGTAGTTGACCGACCCGCCCGGCATCGGGGAGAGGAAGCCAAGCCCGGCCTGCTGGTTCGCCCGCATGAGTGGAGTGACGGTTGCGACCGGAGCGGCCATCGTCTATCCCGCCATCACGTTGCGGAGGGTCTGGCCCAATCTTGGCGCCGGTTGCTTGATCGCGCTGATCGCACGCTGGACGGCCTGCTGGGTCGAGGTCGAGCCGAGCTGCGCGGGCGACCCGGCGTAGCTTCCATAGGACGGGACGACCGGCGGCACGTCGTAACCGGGGACGTTCCAGGTGCCGTCGACACCGCCTCCACCCAATCCGCTGCCGTCGCCGCCGCTCGTGTCGATCGACTGCGAGTACCCGGCGGTCTGCGAGAGCCGGTTGGCGACCTGCTCGCGAGCGTAGGCGAGCTGGTTGACCGCGTTGTTGTAGTTCCCGGCGTAGGTGTTCGCGGAGCCGTAGATCGAGTCGAGCAGGCTCTGCATCCCCTGGTACTGACCCGTCTGGTACTGGCGTTGCAGGTTGCCCTGGTTGATCGCGGCGGCGCCCGAGCGCCCCATCCCGGAGGCGGCGAGGTCGTAGGGGAGGTTCTGGTTGGCCTGACTGAGCTGCAGGTCGAGCTGGGCCTTCGTGCTCATCGGGTTGGCGGCGGCAGCAGTGAGCGTCTGCGGAGTCACGTCCCCGGCGTATGCCTGCAGACTGGGGGGCAGGGTCGGGCTGTAGCCCGAGTTGATGATCGCGCGCTGAATCGCATCGGCACGCGCGGCGGCGAGACCACTCGACTGCGCGTTGAAGATCCCCTGCGCCCCGACCGCTTGGGGATCGCTGAGGATGTCGCCCGCGTAAATCTGGTTGGGCGTGTAGGTGGTCGTGACCGACTGCCCGCCGCTCACAGGAGGAGCCGCGCTCCCGATCGCGCCAACGAGTGAAGCGGGAGGTCTGGGGGCGCTCGCGGGCGCGGCGTATCCGCCCAGGCCGCTGCCGACGGCCTGCCTCGGTCTCACGAGCGGCGCGACGGGGCTGTAGCCGCTGTCGGCTCCTCCTATGCGTGCCATCGACCCTCCTTCATCTGACGATCACCCATTTCGTGTTCGCGACTGGCCCAGGGATGGTCGGGACGTTGAAGACGCTGCCCGAGCCGCCGTAGACGTAGCCGATCGCTTTGAACAGGTCTGCCTGCGCGGTCGTGTCGTAAGCACTGCCGTCGCAAAGAAGCGTGTTGTCGGGAGTGGTCGCGCCCGCCCAGAGCACGCAGCTCCCGGTCTGCAGCATCCCGAGCGCACCACTCATCCCGGCGTCGAGGCCGAGCGTCGAGGTCAGCCCGAGCACCGCCGTCATCGGCAGCTTGATGTCGCTGATCTCCAGCCAGTTGACCATCCAGGTGCGGAAGACCATCGGGATCGAGAGTGGATCGCCGAAGAGCCGCTGCATGAGCTGCAGCTCCTCGCCCGAGAGCGGCCTGTTGTCGGCGCGCGGGTCCGCCAGCCCGAGGCCGATATTGCTCATACCCGACCCCGGTCGATCGGGTGGGCGTCGACGGCGAGGTCGCTGATCCGCGTGACCGTGGTCGGCGCGGTCTGGGAGAGCTGGAAGGCGATCCCGTAGGGCGCCTTACCGACCGGGAGTCGGTAGCGCGTGTAGGCCGAGGTCAGCGGCAGCGTCCCCGCTGGCGTCCAGGTCGTGTCCTGCGGCGAGAGGATATAAGCGAGCGAGAGCACGTCGCCGCTCGCCGCAGCGATGGGGCCGGAGCCGTTGACGTACTCCTCCTCGCGCAAACGCCGCTGCCAGCTCGCACCCTCGTCGACGGCGAGCGTGCCCGAGCGCGCGTCGTAGGAGAGGTAGGCGAAGCGGACGCGCTTGCGGCCCTCCTGCGCGAGCTTGTAGAAGCCCGTCTCCAAGTAGGGGAGCACGTTGACCCCGTTGGCGTCGGCCGCGTGTACGCCACTGGTAACGGGGAAGAAGCAGGCCGAGAGGCGCCCGAGCTGGTGCGCTCCGAGGATCCCGGCCCAGATCCGTTCCATCCCGACCGTGCCGCCCGAGGCCCACATCGAGACGGCGGCGATGTTGGAGAAGCGGAACCACTGACGCGAGTTGAGGTCGCAGACGAGGGTGTCATTGATCCCGTCGGTGCGGTTGACCGAGACGATGTAGTAGTCGAGGAAGACCGAGGCCGAGATCGTCTGCTTCTTGTTGTAGAGGTTGCGCCAGTAGCTCAGGATCGACCCCTGCTGGACGAGGTTGCGCAGGACGGCGCCGTCGGTGATGTGCACGCCGTGCTCGTCGGCGAAGAGGATGTTCTCCTGCCAGTAGCAGATCGTCTTCGGCTCGGTCGTGCCGACCTGGTGGAAGAGCGGCTCCAGGACGAGGTCGCCGGGGTTCGTCCCGGCGGGCGGACGCGAGCCGCGCAGGCGCTCGATCGAGGCCGCGTGGAAGACGAGGATCAGCGTGCGCAGGGCGGCGAGGCCGGTGACCGCGCCCGCCGTCTGCACGAGCGCGTTCGGGTCCCACGGCTGGGTCACGTCGTCGGGGGGTGCGAAGTAGACCGAGTTCTCGTGGCCGGGCGCGTTCGCGCCGACGAAATACTCGCCCCAGATCGTCCCGACCTTGACCTTCTGGACGTTCGCGGCGGCGATCGGGGTGGCGTTCCCGGCCGGGGTGACGACCGAAGGCGGCGCCGCGCCCGAGCCGTCCATCCAGATCACCTGGTCGAACAGCATCACCGGGTTTTGGATCGCGACCGGGACCGAGCCGCGCGCGGTCAGCCCGTAGGGCGAGGTCGTGGCGATCTGGTAGAGGGCACCGTTGGCGGCGCCGAGGTTCTGCTCTCCAGCGGTGAAGGGAGCGAGGATCCCCGCCTCGTAGTCAGCGGCGGCGCCCACATCCGATCCCCAGACCCAACCGCCCCGGCTCGTCAGGAGCGTGTCGATCATCTGGGGCACGTAGTCGATTACGTCCCAGAGGAAGCCGGGCGGCATCGCCTCGCGCGCCACGTCCCGCGCGAAGGCCCGTGCCCCGCGCAGGATCGAGATCGGAGCCGCCACTAGGTGAAGGACTCCCTGCCCAGGCCCGAGCTGAGCCTGACGTGGGCGCGCGGCGCGCGCGCGGTGCCGCGCTTGTTGATCCCGATGCGGATCTGGGCGAGCCTGCCGCCGCGCCCGTCCTGCCCCTCGTAGAGGACGCGGTAATACTCGCCGTTCTGGCTGTTGCCGTCGTCGGCGTAGTCGGCGCACTTCCACATGGCGTAGCCGGTGATCGCGTCCTGGAACTCGTCGGGAATCGCGCCGAACTGCTCCTCGCTGGGCGAGTCGGTGTCAGCGGTCATCTGCTGCGGGCGCAGCACCGCCCAGACCTGCACCTGGCCGTCCGCCGAAGGAGTCGGGACGAGATGGAGCAGATCCGAGCGGATCAGGGTGAAGCCGTAGACCGACTCGACCTGGTCGGCGGGGCCTGTGCCAAGGATGATCCCGGCGTCGATCGTCGCTCCCTGCTGGTCGCGCCGCAATCGGATGCGGGCACCGTCTTCCACGTCGACGAGGGTGAGGATGCCGTGGTCGAGGATGTAGTCGTCCTGGTCGGCGGTGACGTTGAGCTGGACGCAGCGGACGACGCAGCGGGTGCGCGCGAGCAGATCGAGCGTCCCCTGGTAGAGCTTGTCCTCGACGAGCTGGGTCTCGTCGAGGCTCGTGATGTCCTGCAGGCCGAGGAAGGCCACGACCTCGTCGCGCATCTGCTTGAGGGTGATAGTAAGCTCCTTTGTGAGATGCCGCGCTGGCCTGACCGAACACCTCTAGAACGCTTCATGGAGAAGGTCAAGAAGGAGCCGTCAGGATGCTGGCAATGGACCGGGGCTTGTCTCAAGAGCGGTCATGGAGTGTTCGATGGCACAACGGCCCATCGCTTCGCCTACCAACAGCTTGTTGCTCCCATCCCGTCGGGATACCACCTTCACCATCTCTGTAAGAACGCCAGGTGCGTAAATCCCGAGCACGTCGTGCCAACGACACCCGGAATGCACCGCTTTGTCCATCGTGGAACCGCATGTCGAAAGGGGCATCCATTCGACGTGGCGAACACCCACATCGACTCAGGTGGCAATCGACGCTGCCGAGCATGCTGGAGGATTAGGGCGCAAAAGGCCCGCGAGCGAAAGCGTCACGGCTCCTCCTTGGAAGGTGGGGTCTCCTTCGTGTCCTCCAGATCGAGCGAGGAGGGCAGGTTGCGCGGCCAGGGTGGCTCGATCTCGTCCTCGCCTTCCTCCTCGTAGCGGTCGCGCTCGACGAAGAAGCCGAAGCGCGTCCGGCGCACGTCGGGGTCGCGCAGGAGGAAGCGGGCGCAGATCGCGGCCAGGACGACGACCCCGACGACGAGCACCGCCAGCGGCTCGGTGCCGAGGAAGCCGGTCACTCGGCAACGCGGACGAAGGTCGTCGCCTGGCCGGAAACACTGCGGCTGCAGCGGAGCACCTCGCCGCCGTTGGAGTAGTCGGCCGGGCCGGTGTTGCCCTCGATCGCCGAGAACGTCGAGCCGATGGACGACCACGCCTCAAAGATCCCGACGTGGTCGTAGGTGCCGTCGTAGCCCCAGTCGTAGCAGACGAGATCGCCCGCGATCGGGCTGCTCGTGGCGTTTAGCCCGTTCCGCCCGTTGCGGGCATCGCTGACGATGTAGGGGACGTAGGCATAGTTCTGGCCCTTGACGAAGCTCGGCGAGCCGCCTGCGTCGTGCTCGTAGCAGTAGGTGCAGAAGATCGCACACCACGGCTGGTAATCGACGCCGTACCACTCCCCGAACTTGGTGTGGTTGGAGTTCGCGGGCGACTCCTTGACGCCGATGTAGGTCTTCGCGGCGGCGAGCGCGCGCTGCCTCGTCGTTGTCGTCGACTCAGACGGCGGCGGCGGCTCGGCCCCGCCGAACTGCTCCCACGCGAGCGCGACCAGGTTGGCGGCGTTCGCGTCCATCGCCATCTCGCCCTCGTGCGGACCAGTGGGGACGCGGATCGAGCGCAGGGTGTTGAAGGTCTTTTCGCCGATCCAGCCGGTGTCGTCGACATTCTGCTGGCGCTGCACCCCCGCGACCCCGGTGTCGATCACGTCGCCGCTCGTGCCGTGCGCGAAGCCGTTGGAGTAGGCGCGATCAAAAACCGAGGCCGGGCCGGGCCAGCGCCCCGCCCGCCAGACGGTGCGCTTGTACGCCTCCACGTCGGGGCCGTTGATCGAGGGGGTCTTGCCCTTGTCGGCGGCGTCGGGCGGGTACAGCGGGCGCGGGAAGCCGGGGACGGCGACCATTGGCCCGCCGCCGTAAGCGTGCTCCCACCAGTCGGTCATCTCGCCTCCTCGGGGTCGGGACCCGAGCGCAGGGCCGGGAGGAGGCGTCCCCCGTGGCCCCACGCTGGGCCGAAGAGCCGCTCCTAAGAGCTGCTCGACTTGCTTGAGCTGGTACTGGTCGACTTGCTCGCCGGAGGCGTCTCCTCGGCCACCGGGCCAGGCTCGGTCGTGGCGACCTCGTGCTCGTGCTGAGCGACGGCCTCCTTCTCCGCTTCGTCGGCGGCGGTGCGCTCGTCGTAGATCGCCTGCTCGTCGGCCGGGACGGTGCCCGTGCCGAGGACCGGGCTGCGGTCGTAGTTCGTATATCCGGCCTGCGGGTGGCCGACCGGCAGAGTCTGCAACTGCTCCTCTTCGCTGCTCGACATGCTTCCTCCTAATAGGGGCCGTAGTTATGGTTGTTCTTGTTGTCGTCCGAGCGGGCCTGCTTCCAGGTGAAGAAGCCGACCGAGTTGACCGACTCGTCGACGTACCCGGCCGTGCGCGTCGTCCCGCCCTGCTCCCACGGCCTGTTGTAGCCGGGTCTGTAGGTCAGCTCGGTCGAGTCGATCCCCGACTGCATCCCGTTGGGTGTCGTGGTGGCTGCCATCTCACTCCTCTCGCTCGCTTCTCTTCCTAGCTGCACCCCGCTGACTGGAGATCAAGCACGAGGGCCGGAGGCTCCGGGTCGAGGTAACCCTCCAGGCAGTCGGACTCCTCGATGAAGTTGATCCCACCGCAGATCACCCCAAGCCCGCCACAGATCGGCACGCCGCAGATCATCTCGTTGGGCGAAGAGATGCAGTCGGACTCGTGCAACCAGACGTGGAAGACGGCCAGTCCGGTGGTCGTCGAGCCGAAGCTCTGGGCCGAGGGGACACCGCCTACCGGCTGCCACTGCGGATAGACGAGCCAGATCGCGCCGAAGCTCTGCGCCGTCGGGACGCCGCCGGTCGGTTCGCTGATCCGTGTCTTGATCGTGACCGGGCCGAACTGCTGCGCGCTCGGCACGCCGCCAACGTGGGCGGGCTGCCACCAGTGCAGCGTCAGGGCGCCGAAGAGCTGCGCCGAGTTGACGCCGCCGAGCGCGACGAACTGCACGAGCCGCAAGCTCGGGATGCCAAAGAGCTGCGCCGAAGCGACCCCGCCGAGGGGGACGATCTTCCTCGTGATCGGCGTCGGGACGCCGAAGCTCTGTGCGCTCGGGACGCCGCCGAGCGCGACGGGCGGGATCGGCGGTAGGATCGTCAGCACCCCGAAGGGGCTGCCCTGAAGTCCGCCCGAGACGTGCCCGTCGCCGCTTACGACCTGCCCGGTGATCGAGACGAGCGAATACGGCTCGTAGACACCCGTGACGGTGACGACCGTCGCCATCGTCTACCTCAGAGCTTGGCGATCCAGGGGACGGCGTTTTGCCACTGCACGGTGATATCGCCGCCATTCGGGACGACCGAGAAGCCGTCGATGTAGAAGAGCAGGTTGGAGGTCGCGGGGGTGCCGGTGTCTTTGAAGACGGCGAGGCAGTCGATCGCGGCTCCGGCCGGAACGGCGGCGAAGGTCGCATCGGCCGCGTCGAAGCAGCCGGGGTCAGCGCCCCCGCCGCCGTTCGCGGCCTTCGTCCCGAGCACGACATCAGGCACGAGCGCGGCCGGGAGCGAAGAGGCGAACTGGTGGGCCTGGTTGATCGTGTAGACCGAGGTGCGCATCAGCCGCGCCTTGACCGTAGTCCCGGCGGCGGTGATGTCGCCGAGGGTCGCCTTCCAAAACTCCTGCAGGGCGAGGTTGTAGTGCTGGGAGGCCATCAGACGTTCACCTGCTGGTGGTCGGCCTGGATCGCGTCGACTTCCTCGCCGCTGTAGTCGCGGGAGAGATCGCCGGTCGCGTAGTCGAGCAGGATGAAGCGGTCGCTCGTCTCGTCGTCGAGGTCGTACTCCTCCCCGGCGACGTGCTCACCGACCGAGTTGATCATCTTGACCTTCGTCATTCCTCCTCCTTCCGTCGGCGTTCCTCCAGACCGTCCAGCTCTTCCTCCCAGTCGCGCGTCGAGCCGACCTCAATCTCGCCGCCGAACTCGTGGGCGAAGAAGCGGGTCTGCTCGGTTCGCATCGGGTAGCCGCAGAGCGAGCAACGCTCGGGCCAAGCGTGCTCCTGCGGCTCCAGGCAGTTGACGCACTTGTAGCCCGCGCGGAAGCGCTCGATCGTCTCCTCGGGCCAGGCGATCTGCGGATGGGCGAGTAGGCGCCCGTCGGGAAGCAGGATCCCCTGGTCGGCTGGTTCGATCGCAAGCGGCGACTGCCACTGGCGCCAGCGCTCAGCCAACCAGCTCCTCCTCGGCCTGCTCGCGCATCCGGTCGCCGATGTCGTCGAGGTCGATCGCCTCCTCCAGCGCCGCGATCACCTCGGGGCGGTTCTGGTTCTCCTGCTCGTAGGCGAGGATGTCTGTGAGCGCGAAGCCATCGGCCTCGATCTTCAGCAGCAGCTCGTCGACCTCGCCGGGGAAGGTGTCGTAGGTCGGCCACGGGATCGCAACGCGCTTCTCCTCGATCACGATCAGGTCTTGCGGGAAGCGCTCGGCGGTGCGGCTGAGCACGGTCTCGACCAGCTCGCGCTCCTCGTCTGTCCAGTCGTTCTCGGCCTGGGCGAGGCGCGAGTCGAAGGCCGAGATCCGGTAGTCGGGCGCGACGATCGAGACCATGTCCTCTTCCTGGTAGAAGCCGTTGAAGCTCCACATCTGGCGGGCGAGCGCGCGCTCGTCCCCGTCGACGAGGTTGAGCGAGAACTGGGCGACGATCTGGGGTTGGACGACCTTCGTGTGGCCGGTTGCGTACGCCTCGATGATCTGAGGGCGGATCTGGACCGCGTACTTCGCGTACTTGGCGATGAAGCGCATGCTCCTCCTTTACGAAGAGAGGGGGCCGGACGTGTGGCTCGCCCGGCCCCCTCTACCCCCCCTTCGGCCTACGGAGGAGCGGTGATGCCGATCATCAAGCCGTGCGTCCGCTCGTGGGCGATCTCGTACGTCGCCTCGGTCATGTACTCGGCGTTGTACGAGTCCTTACCGGCGGGCTGGCGGTCGGTGAGCAGCTTCGTGTCCGCGTTGGTCATCGGACGCCGCTCGACGTAGTCCATGTCGACGAGGAAGAGGTAGCCCCCGTAGCCCTTGTTGGCGACCGGGAACTCCGACCACTCCTTCTTGACGACGACGGGGATCTTGTAGCCGTAGGCGCCCGAGATGAAGGCGTCGACGTTGACCCCGTAGACGTTGCGGGGCGTGGGGTCCCACTGCGATCCCATGCCCGAGCGGTTCCAGTTCGACATGCACATCGTGGCCGTCGGCGAGGCGAAGATCACCTTGTTGGTGCTGCCGACCGCCATCACTGCCGCGACGAAGGCGTCGAAGAACGTCGGCGAGAGCACGCCGTTGGAGTCCTGCTTGTTGGTCTGGATGAACTCGACCAACCCTCCGGCGGTGCCTCTCGGGTTATTCTCCGGCGGGACGGCCGCAGCGAAGGAGCGGGCACCGAAGAAGCCAATCATCTCCCACTTCTTCTTGTGCTCGCGCGCCTTGCGCTTGGCCTCCTTCGCAGGCTCGTTACCGCCGTACTTGTTGATGTTCGTGTCGGTGCGGGTGAAGCCCCAGGTCGTGCGCGTGATCTGCGTGTAGTTGAAGCCGAGCACACGCGCGAGGTAGCGGGGCGTCGGGAAGTCCGACCCCTGTGGCTGGGCATCTCCCGTGACGAGCCAGGCGTCGCTCGCGTTGATCGCGGCGGCGGGGATATTGCCGATCCCGCGAGCGACGGTGATCGTGTCGGTCGCGACGGAGACGACACGGGCCATCTCGCCCGTCCGCATGTTGCGGATCATGTCGTTCCCCATCACGATCTTGCCCTGCCCGGCGCTGAGCGGGAAGCTCGTATCGCCGACGAGCTGGGCGGCGGTGTTCGTAACGATCCTCGGGAAGTCCTCTTCCTCCAGCCAGTTGACCTTCTCCGAGGTGGCGACCCGCGACGGGGTCTGCGAGGTCATCGTCGTGAACTGAGTGTCGTCCGGGCGTAGCACCCGGATCTTCTCGTCCATGTCGATGATGCGCTCTCCGGCGAACGAGGTCGCGGCAGACGGTCCGACCTGTGCTTCGGTCGCGACGTTGCCCTGGACGATGGTGCCAGCCATGCGGCTGTCCTCCCTTGCAAACGAAGTGACGAGTTGTCGCTTCGGCTGCGGGGTGTCTCCAGGGGGAGGCCCGGTGGCCTAGCTCTTCGCGAACTCGGTCTCCAGATCCCCAAGGGTGAGGCCCGGCATGATCTCCACGTCGCGGGATGTCTCGCTGGGGGTACTGGGCGCGTTCGCCGACGAGGTTACAGCAGCCGCCGCCTTGGCGCTAGTCGACTCGGCGCGGGCGCGCTTCTTGATCTCGCCGCGCCGCTCCTCGACGCTCGCCGACGACGCCTGCGCGATTTCAAAGATCGAGAGCAGCGCGCGCATCGAGACATCGACGTTCGCGGACTGCGCCTCCTGCACGAGGTGGTGGGTGGGGCCGAGGTTCTGGAAGACGGCGACCATCTGCGGCTCCCACTCGGCGAAGCCCGGCACCTTCGCCTTGAGCGCGTCGACGATCTCCTCGGTAGGCGCCTCGACCGGCTGGGGCACCGAGGACTGGTACTCGACCGAGTCGATCCACTGCCCGGCCCGGCCCGCGTTGAAGGGATCCTCGCGCGCCCAGTAGGTGCAGACGGCGCGAGCGAGGTCGAACTGGCCCGCGCCCAACGCCTGCTCGATGTAGCTGCCAGGGTTCGGGGTCGCCGCCGCGCCCTCGGCCCACTCGTGCTGCTCCTGGCTCAACGCGACCCCGCCCGAGAGCATCCGCGCCTGCACCATCTGCTGCTCCAGGGCCTGGTTACGCTGCCGCACCGCCGCGAGGTCTGTGCCCTGACGGCCGAAGGCCCGCCTCAGCTCGGCGGCTGCGCGAAGAGCCTTGACAGGATCGTTCTGGTACTGGGCGAGGTAGGCGAGGATCTCCACGTCGGAGACATCGAAACCATCGAGGGCGAGAGCCTCGACTCCCTCCTCCTCCTCAGCAGCGTCCCCTTCGTCCTCGTCCTCACCGGCCTGCTCTTCTCCTTCCTCGGGTTCTGCGGGTTGCGGGGTCTCCTCCCCCTCGTCTGGCTCGGGACCAGCCTCGACCTCTTCCTCGGGCTGCTCCTCCGGCTCGGCCTCCGACAGCGTCGGTTGGGGAACATCGACCACCTGCTCGTCTTCGTCGTCCCAGCCCTGTAGTAGCGACTCGGCCACGCTTATGTCACTCACTGGCTGCCACCTCCTCGTCTCTCGGACTGCTCTCGGTCAACTCTCGTGCGCGCGCGTGCTCGGGGATCGAGCGGGCGGCGCGCAGGCCGACGATCCGACCGCGCATGAACGCCTGCTCCTCCAGGCTGATCCCGGCCCCGAGCATCTTCGCCATCATCGCCCGCTTGACTCGCTCGATCTCCTCCTCGACCACCGCGCCGAGCACGATCCAGTTGGGGAGGTCGACGAGGACGGCCAGCTCGTTGCGGCGCAGAAGCAGCGCGCGGCGCTCCTCCAAGCTGATCACGCGCCGGGGTCTAGCCACCCGGCGCTCCCGGCGGTCTCGGCGCGTTGTTGACGCCGCCCTGCATCGCCATCGTCCGCTGCATCGCCGCCTCGGGCGACATCGTCTGCGCGTTACTGGGCGACATCGGTCCGGCCGCGAGCGTCGGGTTGGTAATCCCCATCGGCGGCGGTTGGCCCATCGGCGGCGCCTGACCAGGCGGCGGTGGTTGCCCTGGCGGCGGCTGGCCGGGTGGTCCCGGCGGTGGTGCCCCGACCGGCGCGGGAGGCTTGGGCAGGTAGTAGCGCTCCTTGTCGGTGATGTTGTAGGCGTCGAGCGTCTTGTCCATGTACGCCTTGAGGTTGAGCGGGGTGCCCGACTGGGCGAAGATCGGCTGGAAGGTGGCTGCCATCTGCAGCAGTGACTGGGCCTCGGCGCGGCGCTCCTGGCGCATCAGCGAGTCGGCGGTCACGTCGATCGTCACGTCGTAGTCGCCCGCGATCTCGATCGGGGTGATCGAGCGGTACGCCTGCGCGCCCGCCTGGCCGACGATGCGGACGACGCGCTCCTCGCGCAGGAACTGCTGGTAGAGGAGGAGGAACTGCTTGCCGAGGCCCGCGTAGGCCCAGAGGTAGTGCTGCTTGCGGGCCTGGATGATCCGCTGGGCGATCGTGGTGATGATCGAGACGCCGGTCGCGGTCGACTGGTCGACCGTCTGAGAGTTGACCCCCGAGTTCATCGGCAGCCCGCCCATGATGTTCTGCAGGTCGCCCTTGAGCAGGGCCTCGGCCTCAAGGGTGATCGTCGCCGCCGCCGGGTCGATCTGGAGCTGCCCGACCTGGCCGGGATCCTCGACGAGCCACTGCGCGCCCGGCTCCCAAACGAAGCCCTCGGGGTCGTCCACGTCCGAGCGGATCAGCGTGATCAGGTTGGCGAGCATCCGCACCACGTCGATCCGCTGGTTCTGGAGCGTCCACAGCATCTCCTGGAGCTGGGCGAGCGCCTCGACGACCGAGAGGCCGGGGATCTGGAAGGCGTCGGGCATCCCCGAGCAGACGACGAACGGCATCCGCCCGAGCCAGAGCGGGTTGGGCCGGTCCTTGAGCACCTGCTGGCGGTTGCCGACCGTGATCACCCGCTCGGGCGTCCAATACTCCAGCACCTCGATGAGCTGAAAGGTGCGGTCGACGTTGCGCAGCCGCATCTCACGCTGGCTCACGTCCGAGGTCTGCGGCGAGGAGCTGACGGACTCCCCGTGCTTGAGATCGTCGACGTGCTCGTAGTTGTAGAAGCCGTCCTTCTGCTTGCGCTTGAGCGAGTCGAACGTCTCCCAGGTGCGGTGGATCAGGTACTCGGCCTTCTCGACGTTCGGGGCCACGCCGGGCCAGAAGAAGTCGCGCACGTCGACGACCTCGGAGCAGGCGTCGTCGCGGATCATCGTGTCCTCCGGCGGGGCCTCGGAGTAGACGGTCATCGTGTCGTACTGGGTGCCGAAGGCGTCGGTGATCGCGAAGCTCTTGGGTGCGAGCCGGGAGACCTTGCGCGTCTCGGTCTGCCAGTAGCTCTTCAGCACCGAGATCCCCGCGATCATGTCCTGCTGCATGAAAGCCCGCTGCTTCATCGCGAAGCCGTCACGGTCGAGCGCGTAGGCGAGCGTGTCCCCGATCGACTCGACCGAGGCGATCCGGCCGAGCACCTCCTGCAGCGGCTCGTCGGGTTGCGGGCGCGGCTGGATGTCGAAGCGCGGCTTCGGCTCCAGCATCGTCGCGAGCATCCCCTCGCAGGTCTGGAGCACGTAGGGGGTCGTGACCGCCGAGCGCCACGCCTCGGTCGGGTCGGGATCGGTCTGGCCGAGATCCTCGTCCTGGGCGAGACCTCGGTAGGCGAGGTAACGCCGCTCGACCTTGCGGATGAACTCGTCGTGGTAGTCGCGCTCGCACTTCTCGACCGCGTTGACGACGAGCGAGAGCGCGTCGGCGTTCTCGGTCTGGGTGTAGGGGTCGACGTTTGCCGCGAGGGTCTGCGACACCTAGCCCCCGAGTCCGGGCAGTCCGGGGGCGCCGGTCAACGCGCGGACGAGGCTCTTGCCGCCGCCCTTCTGCGCGTCGGCCTGGTGACCGCCCTTGAGGCCGGTGACGATCGTGAGCGCCTTCGCGGCCTGGGCCTTGTCGACGGCGTCGTGGTCCATGCGGATGAACGCCTGCAGCGCGTGCTCGGCCACGTCGAGCGCCTGCATCGAGGTCGAGTAGACATCGTCGGGGTGACCGGGCCGGTCGGGCAGGTCGGGCGGTGGCCCGGCGAGCGCGCCGAGGCCGGGAGGCCCGCCGGGGCCGAGACCAGGAGGAGGCCCGCCTGGGCCGAGACCGGGAGGAGGCCCTCCTCCTCGTGGCCCACCGGGGCCGAGCACGTCCATTAGCGAACTCATGCGACTCCCTTCTTCTCCCAGGGGTAGGAGGCTCTCGTCGAGCGACGGCGACGGGGCTTGGCGCGATAGCGGCGCTCGTGCACCCCGTAGAGGCGGTACATCTCCAGCGCGATCCCGAAGGCCATCACCCGGTCGTCGTTCGACCCGTCCTGGGCGCGCGGCGAGGGCAGCGTCTTCTGGCGGACGAAGGTGCGGCACTCCATGATCAGCGTCCGGTTGAGCGCCGGGATCGAGCGCTCGCGGATCGCCTGCTCGATCTGGTTGATCACCTGCGGCCTCGTCTTCTGGTTCATCGGGAAGCCGTAGTTCTGGAGCAGGTGGTTGTCGGGCCGGTCGGCGATCGTGTGCCGGTAGAGCTTCGGGTAGTGCGGCCTGCCCTTGCGCCCGTCGCGCAGGCTGATGATCACCGGCTCGCCGTAGCCGCCGCCCATCTCGACCGCGATCCGCGCCGTGCCGTACCAGCGCCCGAGGTAGTGGAGCTGCTCGGCGAACTCGTCGGCGTCGACCTTCCCGTGCAGCTCGGCGACGAGCGCCATCGAGGTCAGGTCGATCACGTAGGCGCACGAGTAGTCGAGGCCCCGGCCGGTCGCGACATCGGCGCCGATCGCGTAGTCGTGCTCGCGGTCGGGCTTGGCGTAGACGCGCACCCAGCCCTTCGGCGTGTAGTGGATCTTCGCCTTGCCCCCGGTGGCGCTGACGATGAAGCGCATCCGCTGCTCGTCGGAGAGGACGGCGTTCTCCGAGTACCAGGCGAGCGCCTCCAGGTCGAACCAGCACTCGCCCGTGTTGATAAAGGCGTCCTCGGGGTTGCGCGGGAACTGCTCGGCCCGGTCGGCGGCGGGGAGCGCGCGGGCGTGACTCTCGTACCAGACCTCGTCGCGGTCGGGGTGGAGGTCCCAGGCGAGGAACTGGCCCTCGATCCCGTAGCTCTCCTGGTTGACCCAGAGGTGGTGAAAGAAGTTGCCCTCACCAGTCAGCTCGTTGGAGATCCCGTTCGCGGTCGAGATCACGATCAACTGCCCGCCGTTGTCGGCGGTCGGGAACAGCGCCTTCCAGCTCTCGCGCGCGTACTCGTGGCGGGCGTACTCGTCGAGCAGGACGATCGTGGCCGTCTCGCCGTGGCCCGCCCGACGGGTCGAAGGCAAGCCGACCACGGACGAGATCCGGCCGTCTGGGAAGGTGATCTCGATCAGGGTCGAGGGACGCGCTGTCCGCGTCGGCTTCGTGATCTCGCCGTCGTAGCGCAGGTGGTCCGGCAGCGAGTTGAACATGTCGAAGAGCCGGTTGACGACCTTGATCGCCTCGTCCTCGTTGATCGAGACGATCAGCGCCCGCGTGCCCGGCATCGTCAGGAGCTTCCAGAGCGCGTATCCGGCGGCGAGCCAGGTGATCCCGATCTGGCGGGCCTTCAGCACCATCGAGAGCGGGTGGTTGAGCCAGTCGTCGAGCACCTTGCGCTGCCAATACCAGCCCGCCTCGGGGTCGTTGAGGGTGAAGGCGAAACGCTCCCCGGTCTTCGGGTCGATGCACTGGACGTGGTCGAGCAGCGCGGCCGGATGCTTGAGCGCGGCCTCGCGCTCGCCCTTGCGCTGCTCGTAGACCTCGCGGAACCGCTGGAGCTTCTCGGGGTCGACCGTGGTTGCGCTCAGCTCGACCTCCAGTTGAGGGTTAGATCAGGCCACACAGCCTCGCCGAGTTCGGCCACGGGGTGTAGCCCCGGCCGGAGAGGTAGGCGCGCATCGCCACGACGATCTGCACGGCCGGAGGCCAGTGGTCGGCGGTGCCGTAGGCGCGGAGGAACTCGGGGCCGTAGGTGCGCTGGAAGCCGTAGTCCATCTGCAGCCCGCCGTAGTAGCTGTTGCCGGTGTTCGCGTTCCAGTCGCCCTCGTAGCGATGGATGCACTGGAACGCCGCCCAGACTCGGCTCGCCTCACCCCCCGCGCGTGCGGCGCGTGCGATGACGACGGAGAGGGTGAGAGCGAGCGCGAGTAGGACGGCAACCTTCACGAGACAACCTCCTGGGTCGCTGACGTGACGACGCCGTAAGAGAAGGGCGTCGATCGTCGGACTGGGAGGTAAGGCCCGTCTCGCTCGGCGTGTGGGTGAAAAGCTGACTGCGCTGCTAGGAAGTCCGAGGACTTCTCAACAGTTACGGCGAACCAACCCCGGAGCGGGGCGGGTCTACCCCCAGCCGTTGAAGTAGGCGAGGATGACGAAGACGGCGATGACGACGAGTGCGACATCCCCGATCGTGAACGTGATCGACCTCATTTCCCGCCGCGCTTCTTCGCCCAGTAGGCGGCAAGACCCGGAGGCATGCCCTTGGTCGACTTCGGTGTCGGCGGCGTGCGCTTGCTCGCCGTGGCCGACGGCTTGCGCTTCTTCTTCGCTGCTGCCACGTTGCTCCTCCCTGCCTGCCCGGATTGGCTGAGTGCGATCGCGACCGCCTGGCGCTGGCTGGTGACGCGCGGCCCCTGCTTCGATCCCGAGTGGAGCGTCCCGGCCTTCCACTCATGGAGAACGGTCTTCACTTTGGCCCGCTGAGCGGCCTTGGTTTTAGGTTTCCGCGCCATCTCTTCTCCTCTGCCTGTAAGCCCGTGTCCGCTCGCGGTTACAGACACGACAGATCGGGCGAGTCTGACTTCGATGGTGATACACGTTCGCGGGATCGGTTAGGTCGTGACCGTGCTTGCAGCGCCCGTCCTCGATTCCGAGATGTAGCCGATTGTGCTCAGCTTGGGTCACTAGTCGCATGTGAGCTGTGTTCACGCACGCACGCTCACCGCATTTGTGATGGACGTGCAGCCCGGCCGGGATCTGCCCGTAATCCCGCTGGTAGATCATCCGGTGGGCAAGCTGGAGTTTGCCGTCGAACCAAACCTTGCCGTAGCCGTTGTCGCTCACGGCCTTCGGCCAGAGAACGCACTCGTCCACTACTTGCCCTTGGGCTTGGCGACGGGCTTGACCTTCTTGTGCGCGCGACCCATGTGCCCCGGCAGCGCGTAGGCGCTCATGCGGGCGCCGCACTCGGGACAGGTCGTCATCGCCTGCGCCATCAGCCCGCCTGCTCCGGGTTGCGGCCGACCCAGCCGATCATCGTGCCCTCCTTGTTGAGCACCTCGACGATCCGGTTAGTGTCGACGGCCCAGGCTTGTGAAGCGATGTAGAAGGCGCCCGCAAGCGCGATTGCGTGGGCCGGGTCGTCGGCGCCCCCGGCGTGTACGCCGCGAGAGCCGTCCGCCTCGCGCTCGTAGATGTCGCAGTAGGTCGCGAGATCGTCTGGCATCTACTTCCCCTTCCGCTTCTTCGCACCCGAGACTTTGAGCAGGTTCGGGTTGCGTTTCTTCGCAGCCGGGCTGGCCTTACGGGCGCCTGCAGCAAGGATCGCCCCGGCCCGCGCCTGGCTGATCCCCTGCTTCTTGGCGATCTGGGACTGGGCCGCTTTGAAGCCCGGATGCGCCTTACGCTTTGCCACGTCTCTTCCCTCCTCGCCAGTGTCCGGTTTCGCCTCGACGGATGTTTTCGCCAACAGTGACCGGCTCCAGATGTGATGGGTTGACGCAGCCTCGGTTTCGACAGAGATGGTCGAGCGTCAGACCATCGGGGATCGGGCCGCGCAATAGCTCGTAAACGACTCGGTGAGCACGCGCCGAGGTTTTTCGTCCTGACGACGACACCTTCAACTGGCCGTAGCCATGACGATCCCTACCCGCTGTCCATTCCCAGCACCCGTCGCCCACGAGCATCTTGTTGGAGAGACGAGTAAGCACCGTCTCTGTCATCGGCCCATTCCCTTCTTGGCCTTTGCCATCTCTTGCCTCTCTTCCTAGTCGCTCATCAGGCACTCGCCCTGACCATCATGAACTCGGGGGAGTAGTGCGCCGCCGAGTTCACGTTGATCGCACCGCCTGAGCTTTGGGCCGCGACCAGCTCGACGTAATCGTTGACGGCCAGTTGATAGAGCGTCGAGACGGCCATGCGGCGGTAGTCGCCTGTGACCATGTGATTCCAGGCGATCGGCATGGCGCCGTTGAGGTTGATCTTGAGGTATCCGTTGGTCGGGTTCGCGGCCCATTCGGCGCTGCCGCTGATCTGGTAGACACCGGCGGTCTTACATGTGAGCCTGGTGTTATTCGTGGCCGGGTCGTGGATCGTGTCGGTGTCGAATAGCTCGGAGTTGAAGGCCAGAGGTGTATCGACGCCGGAGACCGTTGCTTGTGCGGCGTTGTGGAAGACGCGAGCGCAGGGCACCACCGGCAGATCGGTCGCCCCGATCGGCGCCCAGACCGCCGCGCCGCCGACGCCCTTGACCCACTGGCCGTTCACGACCGGACTCGGAAGCGTCCCCGCGCCCGGTAGCTGCGCGGCCGGGACCTTGCCGGTGCCGTCGAGCGCGGCGTAGCCGTTCGCCTGACTCTTCTCGGCCTTCTGCTGGAGCGCGTTCATGTGCACGGCATCCAAAGGCGTCGTGCCGTCGACGTAGGTCGTGCTCACAGAGACTCCTTCCCAGAATGACGAAGGCGCCCCGAAGGGCGCCCTCGCTTCCCAACGCAAGGAGGCACGCGGCCCACGAAGAGACACATGCCCGACCTGGCGTAGCCGACAGATTAGCTTGCGGATGTCCGGTCGGTGGTACAGACTTGGCGAACCGGCACTAGAGAGAGGCGCTCTAGTTGCGGCGAAGAGTTGCCTCTCTCTACGCTGGTTGACGTAAGACACCCAACGTAGGAGGACACCCGTGAGTGAAGTAAGCCTGGACGAGCAGGTCGCGAAGACGATCGCGAGCCTACTGCTGCCGCTCGACGAGCTTGACCAGAAGCTGGCGACGAGGGAAGCCCAGCTCAACGAGGAACTGGACGAGCTACGCGGTGAGCGGCGCAAGCTGCGCGCGCTCCTGCGCGTCGCCGATCCCAACGCGCCGAAGATGGGACCCAAGCCGAAGGAGAAGGAGAAGAACGCGCACAGCACCCAGTGGTCGATCAGCGAGGAGATAGTCGCCCGCGTCGGAGCCGCCGCCACCCAGATCGAGGACGAGTGGCGCCACGGCCAGGTCGCGAAGCTCGCGAGCACGACCCCCGACATGGTGCGTCGTGCCTGTCGCGTCATGCGCGAGCGCGGCCAGATCAGACTCGTTCGCGGCGGTGGCACGGGCGTCCCGCTCGTCTACGTCGTCACCCCGAAGGGCAAGGCCGAGCTGACTCCCGAGATCCCCGTCAACGCAAACGGCTCGTGAGCGCCAACGGCAGACGGAAACCGAAGCTCTCGCTCGACCTCTACGCCTTCTCCGACGAGGAACTGCTCGCGCTCGTGCGCGACCACCTCGACGAGTCGGGCTGGGTGACCTCCTCGGAGCTGGCGGACGCGATCGGCCTCGACCCCGACGCCGAGACGCGCAACAACGCGGTCGGGATTCGGCTCGCGTGGATGGCGCGCTTCGGCGTCATCCGCCGCGCCAGAGCAGGCGACCAGGTCGCCGTCACCCCGGCACATTGGACGATAACCGGGCGGGGGATCGTGATCCTCGATGCGACCTTCTCCAAGACGCTTGAGAAGGAGCTGGAGGGAATGAAGGGTGAAGCACTCTGGCGGCTCGCGCGTTCGGTCAGCTTGCGCTACACGATGACCGACGACGAGTCGGCGGTGATGGTGCGACGTTCTTTCCAACGGGCCTACCGGCAGAGGCGGGGATGAAGATAAAGCGGATGGAGCTGTGGCGCCCCCGGCTCGGAGGCCCCGAGCTGCGCGTGCTCGATCTCGCGCTCACGACCCACCTCGACGGCTGGGAAGGCCCCTGGAACGAGGACGCCGTGCTCGCCGAGGAGCTGCTGGAACGTGTCCGACAAGCCCGCACCCAGGTAGAGGGTGATCCTAAGCAGCGGTTCCGAATCCTTGAGGGCGGGCGGTGAGCGGGCGCGATGTACGCCGCACCGAGGGCGAGCCGCACGACTCGCTGACGCGGCTGACGAAGGTGATGACCGACGCGCTCGAAGCCGACCCCGACTACGACAAGCGCATCAAGGTGCAGGTGTTCTTGAACGACGGCACTCGCGGCGGGATTCAGCACTCCGGCTACGACGAGGACTCCGAGGCGATAGCCGACCTCTTTGTCTACCTGGCCCAGATGTTCGAGGCGAGCGGGAAGACGCTCCTGATCGCGCCACTGGGACGGGGATGATCGCCGAGAGCCAGCTACGCCTGCTCTTCCCCGAGATCCCCTGGGATCAGCCGGTCCCGGTCAAGGTCGGCGGCTTCCCGCCGGTCTGGGTCTGCCGCTACTGCATCGCCCGGCACGGCCTACGCGCGGTCGAGATCGAGGAAGTCGCCTACTCCTTCCACGATCGCGCCGAGGCACTCGACCATATCGGGCAGGTCCACCATGGCTGACGCCTTCACCGTCACCCCGGCGCGGCGCGGCCTCGACGCGCTGCTCGCGCGCTACCCGATGCTCGACCTCGTCAAGGCGGACGCGCGCGCGAACGACGATCGCTTCCGCGCCTCCGACCCGTGGCTGATCGTGACGCTGGGGCAGCGCTCGGAGGGAATGGCCGAGGTCTACGCCCGGCACGAGTTCGCGATCTGGAAGAACACGGGCGCCGTCTACATCGTCGACCACCACGGCGCCGTCGGCGAAGATCCGATCATCGAGGGGAATCAGTGAGCCGCGTCCCCGAGACGCGCTCGGGCAAGGTGCGGCTCTGGGACGGTGCGATCCCCGGCACGCACGAACCTGGCTTCGTCGAGGAGCCGATCCGCGAGTTCGATTCGGGCGGCGCGCTCGATCCGCTCAAGGGGAAGGTCGACTTCCTCGCCACCTTCGCGATGGGCGAGTGCCACCTGATCCTCTCGCGCGAGCTGGGACGCTGGCACCTCTCGATCTCCCGCGAAGACCGCCACCCCTCCTGGGACGAGATCAAGACCGCGCGCTACCGCCTGCTCGGCCCCGACCTGACGATGGCGATGATCCTGCCCAAGGCCGAGCGCTACGTGAACGTGCCGATGCAGGATCACGTCTTCCAGCTCTGGCAGTTGCTCGCCGAGGAGGATGGCTGGTGAGAACGTGGTGCGAGCGCGTCCCGCTCGACCGCTACTTCGCAGGCGTGCGCGCGGGGCCGGACGATCCAGGCCCTCCGGCGCTCGACCGGATCAAGGCGATGATGAGGAGCGAATGGGACGTGACCGTGCTCACGGTCGAGCTACGCCCTCGTCGGCTCGGGTTCGCGCCCTACGTGCTCGTGCTCGGGTGGCGTCCGTGACTGGCGGCGGTATGGACATAGCAGCCGTCGCATCCGATCTTGCCGATGCGCTCTGGACTTGTTTCGAGGCGCGGCGTGAAGAAAAGGAAGCGCGAGATATGGCGGGTGTGCCGGACTCGTGGGATTACTTCGGCCATCCGTATTTCGTCGCGATTGAGCGCGCTGATAAGCGTCTAGCCGATGTTCTGGAACGGCTGCGCGCGTGACCGGCGGCGGTGTGGACATAGCCGCGCTCGAAGCGATCCGGCGAGACGGGGAACGCCTGCTCGAACTTGCCGAGGATCTGGAGCGCGAAGGTTGTCCATGCGGGCAGCGGTTGCCGCGCTGCGCTCATCTGATTGCTTTAGCGAAGGCGGCGGCGTTCCTTTGCGAAGCACCGGGATACGCAGCGGAGAAGAAGCGGTGACCGGCGGCGGTGTGGATGACGGCTACGGCGCGGGAGTGGAAGCGCCTTGGGGAATCACGATGCCCGACTGGCAAGACTCACCCGGATCGGTGTGGAGTCGCACGTCTTGTCTTGCTCGGGCGCTGACTGAGTATGGCGAGTGGTTCACGGAGCGCAGCCTGGACGCCGCTGGAGACACAAAAGCGCTGGAACTTCGATGCGCTCGTGAATGGGACGGCCTCGACCTAGAGGCGATCCAGATCAAGCTATACGAGGCACAGGCCGCGTTACGCCTACTCATCGGGGAGGAAGCGTGACCGGCGGCGGCGTGGACAAAGCAGGCTCGCACGGATGTTACGAACCCATGATGGTCGCTGGTTTCCAAACACGCTGCGTCCTCGACGCTGGACATGACGGGCCGCACAAGAGTTACGCGCACGTCTTGAACCTGCAGCATCTCACCAACCAGCCTCCTGGGGAGATGCCGACGAAACGCGAGATGGGCGTGGATGCACCGGATCTTGGCAAGCCGATTTCGGAGCAGCCGTGAGCTACGTGATGCTCTTGCTCGACGGCCCCGACGCAGGTCGCTACCTGCGCGCCTACGATCCCGACGCGCGCGAGGGCAGGGGTGAGATCCTCGTTTCGGAGACGCCGGAGGAGGCGCTGAAGTTCGACTCGGTGATGGAGCTGTGGGCGCTGTGGAAGACGGCCTCGACCGTGCACCCGATCAGGCTGTCGGACGGGAAGCCGAACAGGCCCCTGACCGCGTACTCGATCACGACGGTGAAGCGGGAGTAGAGTCGGGCAGGCGGGGGTGAGCCTGGGATTACCTGCCCGGCTCAGCGAGCCGCCGCTCCATCAGACCGGCGACTGAGGGTAAAGGCGGCGGCTCGCTCAGCCGAGCTTGGCGCGCTCCTCGGCGGTCGGGGCCAGGTCCCCTCGCGTCTGCGTGGGGAAGGCGACGGTCGATAGCCCGGCAGGCCCCACAGGCTCCTCGACCGGGGTGCCGTTCTCGTCGAAGCGCGTGTTGGCGCTGGGCTTGGCTTTGATCCGGGCGGCGACGGCGTCTCGTTCCAGCAGCGTCCGCTTCTCCGAGCTGGCGTAGCCGTAGTGGTTGCGGATCTTCTGCTCCTCGCGCTCGGTCAGGACGATCTCGCGCATGCGCGCCGCCAACATCAGCCCGCGCAAGGTGGTGGGCCTGCCGTCGGCGTCCAGCTCCTCCCGGCTGCGCGGGTGCTGCGGAACCTTGGTCTTCCCGTCGGGCTGGAGCATGACCGAGTTCTCTTGTCCGGCTTGCTTCTGTCCGCCTTCAACCCGGACATCCGTCCGGCTTCTGCTGGCCGCTTTCCGGTGTGCGTCCGAGCAGAAGCGCGCCTGGGCAGGCCCCTCAAACGGCTGCCCGCAGTGCTCGCAGGTCTTCAGCACGATCGCCTCCTCTCGTGTGGTAGGGCCAAGCCAGGCCCCCGAAAACTCGCAGCCTCAGCGGAGAAACGGTACGCAAGGAGGCCCCAGCGCTCGCGCGCGCGCGGGCGGGGTGGCCGGGTCCGGCTACGCCGGACCGGCTCGCGCGCTCGCCTGACCCCTCCCTGACCCCTCCCTCAAAACCCCTGCAAATCAGCGCTTTTCTGCCCTGCCTTCAGCCTAGCAAGCTGGCGGCAAGCCTCTCCATGTCCTTCCAGGACATGCCCTCCACGTTCTCGATCTCCAGGCTCACAGAGCCTGATTGGAGCGGGAACGTCGCGTCCAGTGCTGCTAGAGCAGCACGCTGCTTCTCGACCGCTGAGATGTCCGCGTCAAGCGGTCCGTCGACGATGGCGAAGCCAAGCTCAACGGCTCGCTGTGACGCGCGCAACCGTGCAGCCATGCGCGGATCCGCCGCGCGACTCGATCCGATGCCAAGCAACTGCCGTGTGGCTTTGAGCCGTTTACGGCTCTCGTTGGCTGTGAGGCGCATCCTGTCTAGGTCTGCCGACCCTCCCCCGCCCGCGTGGCCCATGCACAGGCCCAGTGCGCGCGGAGCTGCGGCCTTGCACCGTTCCCCGCTTGCATGGGTGACCCGGCAGCGAGAGCTTGCGTCAGGAGCACACAGGCTTGCGTCTGCGGGTATGCGGTGCGTAGCGGGCACCTGCTCCCCCGCGTGCTCGACCGTGCCCTGCGCCACTACCCATGCGACCGTGCCTAGCTTGGGCACGTCCTGCTCGTCATGCGGAGCTGGCTCGGCCGTTTCCTCGACTGGCATCAGCACTAGCTCGGCCGACGGAATCTCAGGATTTGCAGGCATTTCCTCGTTTGAAGCCATATTTTAGTCCTAGACCATCGGCCAGGTAGAACCTAGACCAATGTCCGGGGCGGCAGGCTGTTCCGTCATGGCACATTGGGTCGGCAATCGCAGTCCTCGTTGTCGCCCGGCGCAGTCATCGAAAGCGTGGTCGGTACGGCGAGGCGAGATCCCACAGCGTGAAGGGTGATGGCGCGGAACATGGCGCCGCCTGTACAGCTCGTGTCTCTCGGCCAGCTTTAGCTGGTAGGCGACAAGGATTCCTCCTCCTTGACCCCTCGGGTGATTCCTTCCCGTTGCGCGTGGAACTGATGACCGGCGACGGCCGGAGCGCTGCTTGCAGCGCTGGCTTACGCAACGTGGATCATGACGCCCGAGGGAAAAGCCGAAACGACGGAGGGAAGCTTGCGCTGCCGAGCGCTTGCGAGCTTCTCCCTCCGGTCTTCCCTACGCAAGGAGGATTCAATGCCAGTGCTGACAACCGTCCCCCGTGACGTGTACGGCGAGTTTCCGCCTGGCGACTACGTCGCCATCCACGCCGATGCAGCGCGGCCGTTCGCTGTCCGAGTGCCCTACCGCGTGGCGCTCCAGTCGCAGCGCGACGGTACACCGTTCGCACACTGGTCGCTTCTGACCGATGCCGAGCGGGACCTCGTCTGGTCGAACCGTGACCGGATCGTGGCAGGGCGCTTTTAGCGCCCCGTCTTCCCAAACAAGGAGGAATCACATGGACACCGTCACCATCGAGGGTCTGACGAAGTCAGACATCAACGCTCTGCGGCTGGCCGACGACGTGTATGCCGTCTTCTACGAAGACGCCTACCTGCTCCGCTGCATCAAGCGGCCGACGTTCGCCGAGCGGGAGCGCAACCCCTTCGCCGATGACGTGCGGATCGAGGTCCCGGTCACCGGCTCGATCACCGTTTACGGCGCCGACGGCGGTAGCAACTTCGCCGCCACCGAGTCGGTCACGGCTTGCTTTGCAAGCCTGTGGGATTCGACCGGCATCTGGCAGGTCGTCAAGCCTGGCGACCGCGTCAAGCTCCGCTTCGCGGCGAACAACTCGACCGACAACATTCGGGCAGCGAACTACGTTCGCGACTCGGTCAGCGTCGAGGTCATCCGCAAGGCGGACGTGAACGGCCGCAAGCCGCTCAAGTTCGCGGGCGGCGACTACGTCGGACCGAACAACTCGGCTCGCTTCGTCAGGAGCCACACACACGGCCTTTAGGCCGTGTCTTCCCTAACGCAAGGAGGATTCTCATGAACTACGGCACTGCATGGGTCTGCACTGACTGCTACTTCGCCCATCACTACGGCGCCATCGAAGTCGACGGCCAGTGGTTCGCTGGCGAGTCAGACACACCCTGCGACCGTGAGCCGCTGGCCCTCCTTGAGGGCTTTGACCTCGCTGACAACACGGATTCGGAGACCGGCGAGGGCATCGACGAGTTCTCGTGGCGCTCGTGCGACGGCTGCGGCTCGACGCTCGGCGGTTCCCGCGAGCGGCTGGCGCTGTTCCCCCTCACGACGGCTTAGGCCGTCGTCTTCCAACACAAGGAGGAACCACCATGAACGCTCAAGCTCTGCTTGACACGATCGCCACGGCCTACATCCAGTGTGCGCTCTGGTCGTCGGTCGACGACGAAGGGGAGCCGCTGGACGGCCTCTATGAGGTCTGGGACCTCAGCGATGAGGCGACGACCTCGATCATGGAGGAGATCGGCGACTTCCTCGACCTGCTCGCAAGCGAGGGCATCGACTGGGACGCAGGCTGGACGGCCGAGCAGCTCGGGCACGACTTCTGGCTGACCCGCAACGGTCACGGTGCTGGCTTCTGGGACCGCTACGGCGGCGCCGATCTCCGCGAGGATCTCGGCGACCTGCTCACGAAGTGGGCCAAGTCGTTCGGCAGCTCGGATCTCTACGTCGGCGACGACGGCAAGCTCTACCTCTCGTAAGAGAGGTCTTCCCTACGGCAAGGAGGAATCATGAGCTTGGACAGCTCCAGGTAGCCGAGCGAAGCCTCCTTAACCAGCTAGACAACGCCCTTCGGGGCGTCTTCCCTAACCAAGGAGGAACCGAATGTCTGCATCACCGAAAGGCGCGTTCACTGTCGTCGTCACCTGGCTGCTTGTCTGGGCCGGTGGCGTCTCGATCCTGTTCTCGCTCCACGCAAGCCCGTTCATCGGCATCGTCGTCCCGACGATCGTCGCGAGCGTGATCGCGGGCAAGCTCGCCCACGGTCTCGACGCGATGGGCGAGAAGTGACTGCCCTGGTCGACCCGCGCGAGCTGGTCGGCTCCGTCGAGGCGGCGAAGATCGCCGGGATCGCGACTGGCACGCTCAAGGTGCGACGGCAGCGTGGGCAGACGCCCGAGCCGCTCGTCGTGCTCGCGTGCGGGCCGCTCTGGCTCCGCTCGACCATCGAGCAGTGGGCGGCAGATCTCGCCGCCCAGCGCCCCTAACGGGGCGTCTTCCCAACAAGGAGGCATCACGATGAGCAGTGTGCGGGCGTTCCAACCGCGCAAGTTCGATCCACCGCGCTTCGTCGCCGAAGACGAGGCCGAGCTGGAAGAGCTGGAAGGCAGCTTCGTCGACGCCGGTCAGTGCGACGGCTGCGGCAACTCGACCTACCGGATCTCGTGCGACCGCACCAGGGCGTTCCCGCGCTGGTATGCGACCTGCGCGATCGACCCGGAAGGGTCGTCCGAATTCCGGCACCCGAAGCCCTGTGGCAACGTCTACCGGATCGAGCTGTACGACGAGACCCTCGTCGAGTTCTAAGCGACCCGTCCCGAGAGGGGCGGTCTTCCCAAACAAGGAGGAATCGCATGAAGGGCATCACCGAGATCGTGCTCCCCGAGCACGGTATGCGCATGCTCGCGTTCACGCTGATCCCCGAGCGGATCGGCCAGGCGATCGTGCTCGTCGAGAGCGTCGGCGTCGAGGACTTCGACCGCGAGTGGGTTACCTGGGCGATCTTCGCCGACGGCGAGACGGTCAACCGCTTCGACCACTGCGAGTGGGGGCACTACTTCGACAACGCCGAGGACGCCTGGAACGACTACGTCAACCGGGCGATCAACCCCCGGATCGTGCCGTTGCGGCGGGCGAAACCGTGACCCACATGGAGGCGCTCGCCCGCGCCGCCTGGCAGAGCTGGGGCGCGTACGCGAAGTGGACGGTCTGTACCGCCTGCAAGGAGTGGCGCTACTCCCACTCCAAGGGCGGCGAGCGCTACGTTTGCGTCGACTGCTTCGACCAGGGTCACAAGTAGGATCCGCCCTTCGGGGCGGTCTTCCCAATACAAGGAGGAGCATGAGCACGACCGCAAGCACGATCACGATCCTCGCCACGACGGCGGCGCTTGTCTTCGGCGCGATCGGGATCCAGACCTACTGGATCGTCCGCACGCTGGACAGGATCGACGCCCGACTGGACCGCATCGAAGGAGTGTTGATGAGCTTCAGCGAGCGGATCACGCGACTGGAGGAGCACACGAATGGCTGAGCAACCCGAGGGCAAGTCGATGCAGGAGCTGCGCCGACTCGTCGCCGAGAGTGACGCCCGCTACCGCCGGATCGGCGAGGTCTGGGGCGATCTCTCGGACGAGGACCAGGAGCGGCTCGCGTCCGACGCCGAGGCGAGCGCGTCAGAGAACGAAGACTGACCGGAGGGGGAGGAATCCTTGTTGCGGGGGCAGGCTACGCCCATCGCCCCCGCGCTTCACATCGCCGTTGCCGGGATTCCAGCGCGACTGGATCTTACCGCGCGGCGCTTCAGCTTGCGCACGACGGCCTCCTTCGGGAGGCCGAGCGCGCGCGCGATCTCTCCGGCCGAGAGGCCGATGCTCGCCAACTCGGCGAGCGTCTCGGCGTTCTCGCTCGCGCGCGTGCGCTCGATCAGCCAGCCGGGCACCTTGACGCTGCGCATCCACAGCGCGAGCTGGACGACGCCGAGGTCGATCTCGACGTACCCGCGCCGGTCGAGCTGGATCGGCTCGTGCTCGACGAGCACGCTGCGCACGAGCCAGTAGCGGCGACGGCGAACCAGGGAGAGCCGGGAGAGCTGGGTGCGTAGCTCGGCGTAGCTCCCGTGCCGGTCGTAACGGGCGCGGTCGCGCTCCCAAGCGTAAGACTCCTCGACACCGGGCGGCGGCTCGCTCTTCGGCGCGATCGGCACCGGCAGCTCGTTAGCCTGCGCGAGCGGCAGCTCGACGTAGGCGTCCCACGGCTCCTCGTCGTTCTCGCGCCGCCGCCAGCCGCGCCCGTCGCAAAGCAGGCAGAGCTGGAAGCCGCCGCGCACACGCACCTCACCCTGGCGGCGGCAGGTCTCGCAGGGCACGTACGCGCTCGGCGCGGGACCGCTCTCGGGCCGTAGCGCCACGCCGGGCACTGGGTAGGGATCGTTGAGCGTGTCGAGCAGCAGGCGCACCCGCTGCACGCGGTCGGCGAGATCGGTCGTCATGGGCCTCCGGTCTCGCGGGCCTCTGGTGCTGGCAGCGTAGACGACCAATAGTCACCTTGACAGGGACCTATGGAAAGGAATACGGTCCGTCGCTTCACAGTCGGGGGTAGCTGGCTCCCCCTGGGGGGACGCTCGCGGCGGGTGCCGGAACCTCCGATCCACCGGAGACAACCAGGTCTGTTACGGGTCTGGATGAGACCCCTCGCCTGGCTATAGCTGCGGATCGCACCGCTCACTCGGAGGAGACTGGCGATGGCGGAAAGCCCGAAAACGGCTGCGCTCGATTTTTCCTGCATTTTGCGAACTTCACGTCTGGCAACACGACTCGCATGGATAAACGGCTTCCACGAATAGTGGCCCAATACGGCCCAGCTAAGCCCAGCTTGGCCCAGCTAGGCCCAGCTAGGCCCAGGGGTTCCGCGCTAGGTTCGACCCCGTGTCAGAGAGAGCAACGTTGTCCATAGAGCCGGACGAAGCCGCGCGACTATTCGTCCCTCGCTTCCGCGAGATGATGCTACGACGGAATGTCGGCGCAGCCAGCCTGAGCAAACGCACGGGGATCCCGATCCGCACGATCAACCATTGGTTCAACGGTGATCGCACGCCGCCACTCGGAAGCCCGTATCGGGCGAAGGTCGCAAAGGCCCTCGGCGTTCCTCTCGACTGGCTCAACGGGCTAGACGACGAGGAGGCGCGAAATGCCGACCCAGGCAACCCAAGAGAGTGAACCGCTCCATATCATCGAGGTCACGCACGACGAGGTAAGGGACTTCTACGACGCGACGACCGACGGCTTCCCCAAGAAGCTCGCGACCAACCGCGCACCGCAGGGCCGCGAGCTGGGCCGCTTCAAAGCCGAGGGAACGCTGATCACCGTCGACTACGTCCATAAGCACAAGGTGCTGGACGACGGTCGGGCCTTCGACAACTACTACTACTTCGGCGGCAGACCGGCCGAGACGAGCAACGGCAAGCCCGACGACGGGATCACGCGCGTCCGCTCGACCGCCGCCGAGAAGACGCCCGCCGAGGCGTGGCGGATCGCGCTCTCGGTCGGGAGCGAGCGCGCCGTCACACTCGCGCCGCACCTGCCCCAGGGGAAGGCCGATTTCCCCTTCATCTGGGCGCTTTCCTACGAGTTCGCGAAGCGGATCTACCTGACCCCGCCACCCGAGCCTGACTCGCTCGACCCGCTGCCTATGGGAGGTGGAGCGGGCGCCTACGACGACCCGACCGTCCCACTCGATGACGACGACATCCCGTTCTGAGGTCCGCCATGAGCGTCGACGTTTCCAAGACCTCGTTCTCCTTCCGCGCGCCCGAGCCGCTCAAGCCCGCTGCGGAGCTACTCGCCGAGATCCGAGGGCGCGGCGGGCGTGTCTACCGCATGCGCTCGCTGCGCGTCTTCTGCCTGACCGACGACCCTGAGCTGGCCGAGTGGCTCACCGCGCGCGGCGGCAAGGGCTACGTCCCGAACGGCGCCGACCGACGCTTCGTCGACGGCGCCTTCCAGCGGGCGCGTGCGAGCCTCGGCGGCAAGATCGAATACGACCTCTGGATCCACACGATCCCGGTCGAGGGCGACCTCTGGGAGGCCGCTGGATGAGCGTCTCGATCGACCCCTCGCAACTGTCACTCCTGCGCGGTCCCGAGTGGTTCGATCTGGAGCGCTATCCGCGCCTCGATCACGTCAGCCCTTCCATGACCAACAAGTTCTCGGACTGCCCCGAGCAGGGGCGCCAGCGCTACGTGCTCAACAACCCCGAACGCCCGGCCGAAAACCTCGTGATCGGGAGCGCCGTGCACCTCGCGGTCGAGCGCAACATGCGCCAGAAGATCGAGAGCCACACCGACCTCCCGATCGCCGAGGTGATCGACTGGTACGACGACTTCGGCTTCGCCGACCACTGCGCCTCCGAGGAGGAGAAATCGGGGATGGAGATCGCCTGGGATACCGACTACGAGGACGCGCGCACGCGCGGACGCCTGATGCTCGGCGAGTACCACAACCGCGAGGCCCCGAAGATCCAGCCGATCGCGGTCGAGGGCAGCTTCTCGGTGCCGATGGGGCTGCCGGTCCCGGTCGAGGGCCGCTTCGACATCCTCTGCGCCGACCGCGCGATCGACCTCAAGACCGGCAAGCAGAAGCAAAGCAAGCCGAAGGCTTCCTGGCTGATCCAGGCCGCGATCTACCAGTTCGCGACCGGGAGGCCGGTCGAGTTCCACACCGTCTCCTGCTCGCTCAAGGATCACAAGGTCGCGGTCGTGACGCCGCTGGAGAGCGAAGCGCTCTACCTCAACATGGCCCAGGCCGAGATCGACGCGATCCAGCACACGGTGCGGACGGTGATGGACGACGCCCTCTACTACATGCGCCGCTACGGCCCGGACACACCCTGGCCGACGCGCGGGCGCTTCCACATCTTCGCCTGCGACTTCTGCTCCTTCAAACCGACCTGCCCGGCCTGGGCGGGAACCGAGTGAGCGCGCTCGTGACCGTCGGACTGGTCGCGATCATCGTCGCCGCCGTGATCGCCGTCTTCCTGACCGTCGTGGCCTGGACGATCTCGGTCTGGGAATGGAGCAAGGAGCGGCGCCCATGAGCACCCTCGTCCCTTGCGTCGAGTGCGGCGAGCCGGTCGACGCGACCGCGAAGACCGTCGTCGTCGAGCACATCGGCTTCGCCCCGCGCTCGCGCAAGGGCGGCGGCGAGCACGGACTGAAGCGCCGTCGGGAGACGGGCCGCGTTATGTGCAACCGCTGTTACCTGGCGATCAACTTGCCCGGCGGGCGCCAACAGGGGGCGCTCACATGAGCGCCTGCGCTCCCGCCGCGCGCCAGGAGGTCATCCTGCGCGAGCACTACTCCGACGGCCTGCGCGACACGCTCGCCTGCGGCCACGCCGTCTACGTGACCTCGCTCAGGGAGGTCGACCACCGGCTCTGCCTGCTCTGCCTGCGCTCACGGAGACCACGCACCCGCCCGCGCGATGGAGGCCGATTACCCACGTACCCCGCTTAGGGAGGAGGCGTCATGGAAGAAGTAGTCACCGTCGAGAACCCCGAGAACGAGGTGGTGCTCGGCGAGTCCCAATCCGAGGACGTTCGCCGCATCCGCGTCTACGACAACCAGGGTGACTTCATCATCGAGGTGCCCGCCAAGGCGAAGGTCACGTTCAGCTACTTCAACCCGGCGATGTCGGGTAGCTCTGAGCCGAACGGCTACGGCCAGCGCGAGAACGTGAGCAAGCAGACGGCGCTACGGATCTACGAGCACGGCGACAAAGGCAACCAGCTCGCCTGCTTCGTCGGCGTACGCGGCTTCCGCGACCTCGCCGTCAAGAAGACGAAGCTCTCGCAGAAGGTTGTCGTCGAGCGCCGGTACTCCGACGACGGCGAGGGCAACGAGGACTGGAGCGGCAGCCAACAGCGCGAGCTGGTCGTAGGCAACGAGGACGACATCCCGTTCTGATGACGCTCTCGCCCTGGACAGGCCCGGAGGTGCGCGGGGTCGGCGGTCCCGACTACAAGGTCGGCGCCCGCTGCTGCAACCCCGGCTGCCCGCGCTGGACCGACCACGCCCACCACGTCTTCCGCCGCACCGACCAACGGCTCGGGGGCGCCTTCGCCTGGATCGAGATCAAGGGCGTCGTCTACCAGAACCTCGTCCCGGTCTGCGCGCGCTGCCACGACGACCTGACCGGCGGGCCGGGCGGGCACAAGGCGGCGATCAAACTCGTCGGCCCCGACTTCGACTGGGTCTGGAACTGGTGCTCGGTCACGAGCGTCGACGGCGAGGAGAGGATTTCGCCGCTCGCGCCGATCGAGCCGCAACCTCTGGCGCTGGAGGAGTTCGCGACCTCGCGAGCCTCTGGTGACCCAGTGCCAGAGCAGTGCCCCACCTGTGGGCACGTCACCATGCGCGCCCGCCCGACCGGGCAGGGGAGGCGGGCGCGTAAAAGCTGGACGATCAAGGTGCCCGACGACGCCGAGGAGGACGGTGCGGCCGTGCTCGACGCCCTCACCGACGACCTCGGCCTGATCCTCGGGGTCGAACCGAACCAGACCGGGCGCTACTACATCGTCGTTCCCGTCCTCTACTACGCCCACCAGGACAAAGCCCGCTTCGTCGAGTCGGTCAAGGGGGTCGGCGGATGAAGGTGCCGCCCATCCGCTCGGGCAAGGCTCGGATCTGGCCGGGCGAGATCCCCGGCACGCACGAGCCGGGCTACGTCGAGGCGCCGCTCGCCGAACTGGAGCTGTCGCCCGAGCTGCGCGCCGCCGTCCACGGCCCCTACGAGCTGGAGCTGCACCGCTTCCGCTTCGGCGAGTGCAACGTCCTGCTCGGACACGAGCCGGTACTCGGCGACGAGCTGCGCTGGCACCTGACGATCTCGGCACCCGAGCGGCACCCGAGCTGGGACGAGATCAAGACCGCGCGCTACCGCCTGCTCGGCCCCGACACGGTGATGGCGATGATCCTCCCGCCGGTCGCCGACTACGTCAACGTCGAGACGCAGGACCACGTCTTCCAGCTCTGGGAGATCGTCGACGAGTGCAGGCCGTGGCTATGAGGCCCCGCATCCGCGTCGAGAGCCTCGTGTTGCCACGCTTACTCGCGACCGTCAACGAGCTGTATGCGGTGAGCGAAGCGGTGACGACGATCGCGCTCAAACCAGTGGTGCGAGGGATGCTCCACCCCCAAGCCGGAGCGAGCATCTTCTTCGCCACACTCGCTCGCACCGCCGCGCTCTTCCTCGTCGACTACCAGGAGTTCGCCGAGGCCACACAGTCGGCAGCAGAGTACGGCTCACCCCGAATCGAGCTACCGCCTCTGCCCTATCCCCGACTCGCAGTTGAGTGCGCGGACGACGCCGTCTGGCAGATGGGAGACGAGGAGGGCCACGTCATCCAGGAGCTTGAGTTCTTCATGATCAACGAAGTTGAGAGGGGCGAAGAGTGGGCTGTCGTACTGCTCACCCGCGAACCACTGGGCGATGACGACGATCTCGGCAACACCGAACCGCATGTCGTTCTCTACACCCTGACCAAAGATGGCTACGTGCGCCTCTGGGCAGGTCGTGGTAACGAACCGCCGAGCGCCCAAGACCTCATGCGGGCGAGCCTGGAGGAGCTTCAGGAAAAGGCCGACGCCAACATGGAGCAGATCGTCCTCCAGCCGGAGAGCGCCGAGGCGCAACTCTATCGCAACATTCCGGTCGAGTTCGCCCACCTCGTCAACGCTCGTGGCGTCGAGGTTGAAGCGCTCCCGATCCCCCTCCCGGAGCGACGACGCTGGGGACGCAAGGGTCTCGTGCATCCCCAGGTCTATTTCGTCCACATCGGCGATGGCACGAGTGATCGCGGTGGTCAGTCCGACCGCGAGTACCACTGTCGCTGGCTTGTCCGTGGTCACTGGCGCCACTACCAAAACGGCGCGAAAAGTTGGGTTCGGCCCTATGTCAAAGGCCCTGCGGGTGCTCCCTGGCGTGGCCGACCGATCTACATCCTCGACCCCAGAGCCGACGGATGAGCGCGCGCTTCGTCGTCGCGAGCGTGACCGGCTACCCGATCTCACCGGACGTGCAGCGCCCGAAGCGGCGCCCGTCGACGGCCTACTCCGTGCTCGACAGCGCCGTCTGTTACGGGATCGTCCAGCAGTTCCCCGCGCACCGCACAAGCGCCAAGAAGGCCCAGGAGCTGTGCGACCGGCTCAACGCACTGGCGGGTGCGCTGTGAAGACGAAGGAGATGCGGCTCTGCACCGGCCCCTCCCACCCCGACCCGGTCTGGCTGCCGCTCGACCGCGAGCACTGGCACTTCCACCTCTCGGGGCGTAGGAAGGGCAAGTCGTACAACCACTGCAAGAGCTGCCGACGGCTGTACGGCATGGACGGTAACCACGGTCTCGTCGAGGTCGCGGAACTACTCCCCGCCTTGACCGAGCTGATTTCGCGCTGCGACGGGGTTCTCGGCGTGCAGGCGACCCACGGGATCGCCCATTCCACGGTCTACGGACTGCTCTCCGGCGATCATCCCAGGATCACGAAGCGCACCGCCCGACGGATCCTGAGCGCGCTGATCGAGCAGCGCAAGCACGACCGAGTGAACGGCGCGAGTAGCAAGGGCTTCCGACGCGCGCGCTGGGCACACGCCCACGCCGAGGGCAAACTGGAGCAGCGGTATGGGATCTGAGCTGGTCTGCTCCAACTGCGAGCGCGGGCAGAACGCCTGCCAATACTGCTACGACCTCGCGCGGCTCGACTGGGAGACGATCTGCGACTGCGGCCTCTACGACTTCGGTGCCCACCTGCTCGACTGCGCCAAGCGCGAGGGCTACCGCTGGGTCGTCGCCTCCGACTACGCCTCGGCGGGAGAGCGGCTGTGAGGTTCCGCGACCCCGAGCTGGCCTTCCTCAGCGTGCTCGTCGACGCCGACGAGGTCACCCCGGAGATCGTCGACCGGATGCAGGCGCGGTGCGACGAGACGCTCGGATGGCTGGAGACGATCAGGACTGATCCCGACGAGAGCATCGAGGAGCGCCTCTGGGCAGCCGAGCACGCCGGGCGGCTCGCGTCACTCATGGACGCGATCAGGAAGCTGGTCACCGAATGAGCCTCTCGGGCGCCGGGCGCAGACGCAAGGGCGTCAAGGGCGAGCGCGAGGTCCGGGAAATCTTTGAAGCCTGGGACTACGACGTGCGCGGCCTGGAGGGCGAGGGCGACCACCTCGCGACCCGTCAGGACGAGCGCAGCTTCGTCGCCTTCCACCTGGAGGTGAAGCGCCAGGAGAAGCCTCCGATCCACGCGGCGGTACGGCAGGCCCATGCCGAGGCGCCCGACGGCTTCATCCCGCTCGTCTGCTACCGCCGCTCGGGCGAGCCGTGGCGGGTCGTGCTCGACCTCGGCGAGCTGCTGAGGCTGGTAGACCGATGAGCGGTCAGATGCCCTGGGACAAGGCCCTACTCGACGCCCAGGTCAAGCAGGCCGCGCTCCTCGACGACTGCCAGGACGAGGTCGTCCGGCTCAAGGTCACGATCACGAATCTGCGCCGCCGCCTGCAACAGGCGAAGCTCGTGCACGCGAACTGGCTCCTGCGCCAACAGACGTGGCGGGCCGAGCGCGAAGAGCTACTGCGCAGGCTCAGGAAGGCAGGGACCAACGAACTGACATAGACGGCGGAAGGCCCGGCTGGCTAGAGCGCCTGCAAGGGACGTGATGCGCAGCCGGACACCACCGCCGTTGTCTAGGAGGTTACCCAGGCTCCCGATCGTGGGGGGGGTCTGGGGGGGGCAGCTCAAGAGCACCACCCACCCAACTCAACCCTCGCCGCTCTCAACGCCCCAAAGAAGAGAGGGAGACGGACGGAGATATATGACGTTTCTAACTGCACCTCCTCACCGCGCACTACCAAGCCTGCTCGGAGGTTGGCACCCCTATGCTTGAGATTCGGGATCTTGAGCTGACCCCGCTCCAGGTTCGCGACATAGAAGACTCCGATCCTGCTCTCGTCGCTTCCTGGCTGGCGGCGGCGAGCGAGCCTGAGATCCGCAGCCCAACCGGCTACTTCTTGGCGGGCATGCGTAGCGGCGAGCCGCCCTGGGGGCCGAACCGCGAGCACGCCCAGAACCTACGTCTCGCCGAGCGCTGGGTCGAGAACGTGGGGCTGCTCTACGACCAAGAGGAGGCCGTGCTCGACGAACTGTTCGGACGCAACGGCCTGCTGCGTCACCACGCCGGGGACGTGCAGCTCCAGAAGCGCATGCTCTTACTTTGGGCCGCGAACCGCCCGCGCGGCGAGCAGGTCGAGCGCGAGCAGATCGACCGCGCGCAGCGCAACAGCGCGACCTACTTCCTGCTGCGAAAGAAGCCGTGAGCTTGGACGAATCCCTACGCGAGCTGATCCAGCCGATCGTCGACGAGGCGGTCGAGCGGAAGCTGCGCGAGGAGATCCAACGCCTCCAACCACCGCATCGCTGGCTGACGATCGTCCAGGCTGCCGAACGGTTCGGGATCCAGGAGGCGGCGGTCCGTCAACGGATCAGAAGAGGCCAGCTCGCGTCACGCATGCTCGACGGGCGGCGATACGTCGACATCGAGGAGCACGACCGTCGTCTGGACGAGCAGCTACCATGCCCGCCTCAGCTTACAAACTGACCCCGACGGACCAGCCGCCGGGGCCATCGACACAAGGAGGTGCAAGCTCCCGATGTCAGCGTCAGACTACGTGGTCGAGAAGACCACGCTGATCTCAGGAAGAGGCCAGGGGAACCTGGAGGAGTGGCTCTTCAGGACAGGCAGGATCGTCCATAAGAGCCGGGTCTACATCGGCAACAAGCAGCCGGTCAAGACCTGGGAGGGCCTCACGCGCACCGAGGCCAAGCGGAAGCACAACGACCGCCTGGTCAAGACGGCGAACGGTGAGAAGCCTGCTCAGCGGCTCCTGCTGAGCGACGTGATGGTCGATGCCTACGAGCATCTCGACAGCCTCGCGAAACGGAACGAAGCCTCTCGCGGGACCGTGAAGAACTACCGCGCGGCCTGGAAGAAGAGGATCGCGACCCAACCGATCGCCAGTATGCGGCTCGACCAGATCGACCGAGCAGCTTGTCTGCGGTTCCTGCGCGACCTTCGCAAGAACGTCGATCTCGGGACCTCGACCCAGAACGGCACCGTCAGTGCGCTCCGCAACGTTCTGCACTACGCACGCGATCTGGACTACATGTCGGTCGACCCCTTCTCGGGCATCCCCAGTCGCGAGTTCCCGCCTCAGAAGGATCCGAATCCAAGACGGCTGTCTCGCCGGTTGAGCAACGGCGAGTCGCAACAGCTCCTCGCGGCGGCGCGATCCGAGGCGTTCGTCGAGCAGACGGACACGCTCTTCACCAATGCGATCATCCTCCTCCGCTACCAAGGCCCGCGCAGCAGCGAGGCCCTCGGCCTCCATTGGCGAGAGATCCACCTGATCGACGAGCAGATCAGCTTCGTCGGCCAGCTCGCTCGCGACCAGAAGGTCAACGACCCTGTCGTGATCCGGCCACCCAAGAACGGAGAGAACGGCTTTCGCAAGCCGTCGATGTTCCCCGAAGTCTGGTCGGCGTTGAACGACCAGCTCCTTCACGAGCAAGGCAAGGGGCGGGGACGCCCTGACGACCTCGTCTTCACGACCGCCACCGGCCAGCCGATGAGTCGTCACTCTCTCCTCCTGGCCGTCAGGCGTGCGGCGGCTCTTGCCGGGCTAGGACGAGTCGTCCCGAAGGATCTCCGGTCGAGCTTCTTCACGGCGGGCGTGAACGCGGGCATCTCCCCCGCCGAGCTGTCCGAGATGGGCGGCAACACCGCAGCCGTGGTCGAGCGCTTCTACGCTGGCCCGATGCGCACCGCTGAGCAATCGAAGAAGAACGTCACGAGGTTCGTCGCCAGCGGCTTCTGAGGGTTAGGCAGATCCATCGAATCAGGGCGTCCTCCGGGGCGCCCTTTTCGTGGTCCTAACGAGCTTCCCTGATCCTTCCCTGACCCTTGGCTCTCGGTGGGCCGCAAACCTAGAGCGGGTGGGGGGAATCGAACCCCCATGACCAGCTTGGAAGATCGCGTTCTCCGCGTAACAGAGCCAAACTAGGGTGAAGGATCAGGGCAGAAATCGGCTTGATTCCATACAGGTCGAGATCAGTCTCGCAATCTTCCCTAACCCCCTGCCTGACCCCTCTGACCCCGATCGGGACCACGCGGAAGCGGCCCCCCTCGCGTCTCTTGACTGGGAGCGCGCGAGAGGGGCCTAGGCGTAGATCGAGGCGAGATAGCCGTTCAGCTCGTCCTTTTCCTCGGACGAGAGGTCGAGAGCCTCAAGCTCTTCGTTGACCTGCCAGCTCCTCGTCTCCCACGTCGACATCGGCGTCAGGTGCATCGCGACCATCTCGTCCCAGACGAGCGTGTAGGCCGAGCGGAGCTTGTCGGTCGACGCCCGAGCGAGATCATCGGGCGGTATGTCCATCCGGTCGAGTGCGGCGAGTAGTTCTTCTCTCATGCGAAGCTCCTTGCGCCAACGTAGTCGCTACGTCCGGCGAGATTGGAGACGCGCACGTCGGCTCCTGTGTGCGGCGCCTCGACGAACTTGCCGCCGCCGATGTACATGCCAACGTGGCCGGGCAGATCGCCCTGGGGGTCGGAGCCGGTGAAGTAGACCGCGTCTCCGGGCTGCAGCTTGCTCTTCGCGACGGGCGTGCCCGCCTGGAACTGCTCGTAGGTCGTGCGCGGGATCTGCACGCCCTGCTGCCCCCAGACGTACTGGAGCAGGCCCGAGCAGTCGAAGCCCGAGGGGCTTGAGCCGCCCCACTGGTAGGGCGTGCCGATGAAGTGCTCAGCGAGGTGGACGGCGGCAAGGTCGCGCGGGGCCACCTTGCCCTGCACCTCGATCTGGTTGCCGTTCGGACTGGTCGCCGTCCTGACCCCGCTCGCCTGCGCCTGCTGCATCGGAGTCGTCATCCCCAGGGCCTTGCCAGCGCTCCCGAGCACGTCGAGGTTGCCCAGACCGCCCGTCGCCGAGAACATCGAAGAGGACGGGAGGATCGAAGAGGACGGCATCGAGGAGAGGGGCACGTTGGAGGGCGAGGGAGGCATGTTGTAGCTCGGAAGGCGTGGGCTGGCGCCGGAGATCGGCGCGAGCGACACGCCCCCGCCAGGCACGCCTTGCCCGAGCGCGCCGAGCGCGCCCGCGATCTCGGAGCTGGGGTTGGCGGGGCGCTCAAAGCTCGTGACGATCGCACGCACGGCAGCCGGGCCTTGCAATCCGCCCGCGACCTGACCGATCCGGCCGAGCGCGTAGTTGACGCCCTGCGGCGACCACGCCCACTGCTGCGAGGCGGCTGCGCCCTGTGGGGCGCTCGACGGGTACGCGCCGCCGTAGTGGAGCTGGAAGGGGCCGAAACTCGTCCCCTGGTCGCCGATCCCGCCGCCGAGGCCCTCCTGTCTCGCGACCGCGAGCACCGCGTTCGGGTCGAGACCGCGCGCGCTCGCCATCGCGGCAAGCTGGCTCGGACTTACCTGGATGCCGCTGGGAGCGGCCATCTACGCGACGAGCCGCCTTCCACGTTGTTGGGAGAGCGCGCGGGTCGCGAGCAGGTGGAGGAGGTCGTTCGTAAACCCCTCCTTCATGCTCGGGGCGCCCGCCGCCGTGGTGATGAGCGGCCCTCTGGGCAGTCCTCCGAGCGGCACGTTGATCAGCGGCCCCTGCGGCAGGCTTGCGTTCGGAGGGGTATTGATCAGCGAGCCTGTGCCCGGCGGAGGTCCCGGTGGGCGGTTGATCAGCGGCCCGCCGGGCAGTTGCATGAGCGAGCGGTTGTTTTGCATCGTGCTTTTGAACTGCGGGCCGTACCACTCCTTGAGCGCCTGCATCAGCTCGTCCGGGCTGAACTGCTGGATCTTCTCGTCGAAGGTCGAGGCGGGGACGGGCTGATCGCGCACCAGATCGTTGGGCACCTTCTGGGTGCCCTTCGGCTCTAGCTGCGGCCGGTAGACGCCGGGGAAGTTCGGCTCGTTGAAGAAGCTCGGGTCCTTCTCGTACAGCGAGAACGACTGATTGAGGAAGGTCTGGAGGTCGGCCTGGTCCTTCGCGCCCCACTGGGTCGTCGGCGCTGGCTGGACCTTGCCCTTCTCCTGTGGTTGGTCTGCCACCTGTCCTCCTTACTGCCCCGCCGCTGCGCGCTGGGCGGCGACGGTGGGGTCGGGCTTCTTGATCGGGGCGCCGAGCCAGGCCCAAAGGGCCGTCTCGCGATTCCGCTGCGGGTACAGCTTGGACGGGCCTCGCGGCCAGATGAGCTGCGAGGTCGGGAGGCTGGTGAAGATGTTTTCGGTGCCCTTGGCGATCATCGTCAGCGGGTTGGCCGTGCCGCCGTGCGCCGTCTCCTTTGCGTACTCGTCGAGTGCGCCCTGGATGAACGGGTTGAGGCCGAGGGTCGAAACGTCCTGGTCGGAGCCGCGCACGAGCTGCTCCAGGGTCGACCACGGGTTGAGGCCGCTCGTCGAGAGAATCCGTCCGTGGCTGAGCGGGATTCCACCCTGTAGGTAGCTCGGGAGCACGGCGTTGAGCGCCGACATGTTGTTCATCCCCATCTTCCCGAGCTGGAAGAGCAGGTTGGCCCGGAGCGGGTTGTTGACGGCGAGGTGGAAGGTCGCCGAGAGGATCGCCCTGTACCAGGCGTAGAAGGGCAGCGCGGTGCGGAAGACGTTTTGCTCGATCCCGCTCAGGTCGCGGTAGTTACCGAGGCTGCGGTCGACCTCCCTGGAGACGTAACGCTGGAAGGCAAGCCCGCCCTGGCCCTGGTGGAGCCTCTCGGCTGCGGCCTCAAAGCTGCGCGTGTCCTTGGGCATCGAGCGGTAGACGGCTTTGAACTCGGGCGAGCGGCGGGTGAAGTTGCGGATCAGCAGGCGTCTCAGATCGCCCTCGGCGACCTTGGCCGTGAGCTTCGGGATCGCGCTCGTGGTCGCGCCAAACGCCTTACCCGCCTTGCCGGAGAAGCCGCGCAGGTAGCCCTGGGCGCCCGGCGCCTGGGTGTAACCGAAGCTGCCGAAGCGTTCCATCTGCTCGGGGTAGTGGCGCTGATAGAAGCTCTCCCTCGGCGGTGGCGCCACCGGCTGGCGCGCCGATTCGTCGCCGACCTCCGAGAATGGGATCCTGTGCTCGGGAGTCTCCAGCCCCCTGCCGTAGCGGAGGAGGCCAGCGCCGGGTGCAGCGGCGCCGACGCCAAGCGCTCGGGCCGCGTCGGTGGTCAACTGCGCCCGCAGGGCGGGTGGCGTGGCGTGGTCGTCGAGGAGCGCCTTCGCCGTGCGCCAACCGTGATGCTCCAGCACCGACATGAACAGGTCGCGGAACATGCCCGTGCCGCCGACCTTCGCGGCCGTCATCAGACCGTTGCCGATCAGGTTATTGGTCAGGAAGCCGGGCCGCGTCCCGAGCAGGAGCGCCCGCCAGATCCGTATCGGGTACTTGTTGAAGTAGTAGAGCGGCGTCGACATGCGGGTGAACTCGCCGGTCGCCGCCCTCGCGGCGCTCTTGTTGATGATGTGGTACTCGCCCGTCGCGGGGTCGAGTCCCTCGGCCGGGTTGTCCGTCGTAAACCCCTTCTTGACCAACTCGGAGTGCTGAAGATCCTCGGCGTTGGGCATGATCCGTGCCAGCGCCTGCGAGCTGGGGACGCCGCTCGCACCACCAGCCTCCTCGGCAGCCTGCGCACCCTTGAGCGGGACCTCACCCTCGGCCCTGATCGTGTAGGGGACGTGGAAGTTGAGGTCGGGACGTAGGTAGGTGAATCCCTTGGGCAGCGTCTGGCCGGGCAGCGCCTGGATGTCGTCCCAGGAGAGGCGCACCGACCCCTGCTTGAGCGCGTTATGGATCTCGTTCGCCTTCAGCCACTTGTTACGACGTAGCCATTCCGGTCCGAGCGTGTCCCTGCCCAGCACGAGCTTGCCCGCCCCGAAGAGGATCCCCCGATTCCGCTTCAGAGCACCGGGCTTGGCGACCGGCGCCTTGCCCATGCCGCTGGAGGCGAACGGGTGTGAGCCGACCTTCTCTGGCTGCATCGAGTGCGGGAAGTAGTAGGGGTCGCCCGTGATCCCGATCTCGTGCTCGGGTAGCCCGGACTGCTTGGAGACGATCGTTTTGAAGCGGCCGGGTCGTTCGTACTCGTTCGTCAGTACCTTGCCACCGGCTTTGAACAGCTCGGCGCCCGACTGGGAGAGGGCGCGCATGACCGGCTCGGCGCGCAGCATCTTCTTACTCGGGTCGAGCGCCAGCTCGCGCACCGCCGGAGTCAACTCCGCTTCAGCCGGTGTGCCCGCCCAATGCTCGGCGAGCACGTCGGGCTTCACGTCGAGGGCGCGGACGTGGAGCGCCGTCCACTCGCTCGGGTTGAGCGACTTGGTCACCTTCGCGTACTGGTCGAAGACCGGCATGCGCATGTAGGCGCTGCGGTTCGTGTCGCTTCTGATCACCTTCCCCCACCGTCTCAGCTCGGTCTGGAAGAGGTGGAGCCTGCTGTCGGGGTTGAAGCGGGTGACCTTCTGCACGGCGGCGGCGCCGAGGTTGCGCAGGGGCTTGGTCGAGGTGATGTCCTTGACCACCGGGCCACCCGTGCCCGGCTGGTAGACCTCGCGCGGGGAGCGGGTGAGGACTTCGCCCCGCTCGCCGAGCTTCGCCAGCTTGCCCACGTCCGCGAGCTTGCCCGCTTGGGCGGCGGCGCCAGCGCCAACGTCGGCGACGGTGAGCGCGTCGAGGATCGGCTGCCACGGGTCCTTGTAGATGTGCCCGCCCAAGTCGTGACCATAGAAGCCCTTGTATTGCTGCGCTGCCCCCTTGACGATCGCCTGGGAGGTACTCCGCGTCTTGTTTGCTTCGGCGCGAGCCTTGCCGACGTTGCCCTCCAAGAGATAGCCGACCGCTCTCGCCTCGTGGTAGGGGAGCGAGCCGAGCGTCACCGCCGCCGGGCCGAGACCGAGGACGTGCTCGCCGAGGCTCGTCCCGGTGTTCTCGATGAACTGGGCGCCCGAATACTTCTTCAGGTCGCCCCAGAAACCACCGCCGCCCTTCTTCGGAGCTGAGCGGGCACCTGCAGTCGTGGTGCCGAAGAGATCGGGAGCGTCCCCTCCCCC